TTGTTCCTGTGACTGTATAAAGTGACGCACCCGCCCAGTTAGCGTTAGGTCGTAATGTGTAAGTTGCCATTATGCACCTGTCTTAGCCGCGAGCGCACGAGCAAGTTCGGCGAACTTTGACTCAATGCCGTCTTGAATGAGTTGGATTTGTTCCTCAGGCGATTGCGCACCCGAAATGTTGATGACTGTCTTGAACGCCCCGTCTGCAATGACAACGTTGTTGCCATACTGGTTGGCTGTTGTTCCGTCGGGAGTGTATTTCGCAAGATAATCCTGTGCTGTCTTGATGTCGCCACCAAAGACGGCTTCTTTGCCGATTGCGCCAATGCTTGCACCGACGACCGCAATTTGACCTTCAAGTCGGTTGATTTCTTGAACTGCGGCAAGACCGCCTGACAAGATTGACGCGGCAAGTTGCGCACCCTTAATTGGTCCTTCGTCAAGAATTGTTTTGAGAGAGTCAGCGTTCAATCCGTATGACTGCAATTGACCAATTTGAACCGCAAAGTCCTGCGACTTCTTCAAGCGCATTTCCATGTTCTTGATGAGCGACTTCGCTTGTGGGATAAATCCGTCAGGAAGTTCAATACCCGCAAGACCCGCAAAACCAGTAATTGACTCTTTGAGTGACTTCGCAAAGTCAGCCGCCGCTTTCTGTAAGTCGTCAAGGACGCCTTGAATTGCCTCAACGCCTTTCTTCATGGCGGCGCGGATTTTTTCCATAGTTTCGGCTTGCTTCAAAATGCCTTTATCGTCAAGGGGCGCGTCTTTGATTGCGTCTTCATACTCTTTGTTTGACTTTGCAATAACGTCAGCCGCGTCGCTCAAACCTAATCTGTCTTTGATAGCCGCGATAGTGTCTTGAATTGCATTTGTCACTTTATTCGTGAAACCGCTTGCTGTGTATGCGGCGACGGCTGTTCCCATGTCGGCAATCTTTTGACCGACGTTCATAGCAACCTTTGAGGCGGTGTCGAAAACTGTGTCTACTGCTTTGTCAACGTCGATTTGATTTACTACGTCAAGGACTTTCTTGACCATGTCACGCGCACCAGCCGCCGCTTTGCCGACTGCGTCAACAAGCGCGTCGCCTAAGTCAATGTCCGCCCATGTAAGGATTTTGTTGCCAATGCCCTCAACGAACCCACCGACCTTCTTCAAACCGCTAGAAATTGTGTCCATGAGGACGTCGCCCATTTTAATCTCAGACACCTTAAACGCTGTTTCGCTAACTTTCGTCAACGTCTGTCCAATGCCTTTGATTGACTTAATTGCGCCTGTGTAGGTGTTAGGGTCAACGAGTTTTGCTTGGAAGTTAGAAACGCCGTTGATGACGTTTTGAATTGCGCCTGACGCGCTTCCCATAGCATTTTGAATGTTCACGCCTATGCCTCGAACCGCAGACGCGCCAGAACGGAGAGCAGAAGCCAACCCGCCCATGCCCGGCACTTTGCTAATCAAGTCGGCAAACGCTTCGGCGAGTTTTGCAATTTTGTCGGCACCTTCGGCGGCAAGAACTCCAATGCCTTTCAGGATTTGTTGGAAACCGCCAAGGACGAACTTCACGACGTTTCCAATTGCGTTAGGCAACGCAGTAAAGATTTTGACGAGTGCGTTTACTGCGTCTTTGTTGCCTAGTAAGAAATCGGCAATGTTTGTCAGCCATTTGCCAAAGAAGCCAAGAACCCCGCCCACGACTTTGCCAATCGTTGAGAAGATGAAATTGAATACTTCTGCAATGATGTTGCCTAGGACGCTGTTTGTGTCAAGAATGTCACCAATGGCTGAAATGAACATTCCGAAGAACTTAATCACGCCGCCAAGAACTGTGAAAATCGTCTTACCAATAAAGTTAAATACCATGGCAATGATTTTGCCGAGTGTTCCATTTGTGTCCATGATGTCAGCAATGACGCCCAAGTAGAACGCAAAGTAATTCAAAACGGCTTTAATGACGAACGCAATTGTCTTGTAGATAGCGGTGTAAACGGTGCGAATAATTTTGCCAAAAGTTGAGTTCTCGTCAAGAACCATGCCAAGAACCATGACCATTTTGCCCAGCGTCTGTAAAACCCACCCGATTGCGCCACCGACAACACGCGCCACGGTGTCAAACGCCTGAGTAACTACGTCGCGGAACGTTTCGCTGTTTTGCCATGCAAGAACGAAGATAGCAATGAGAGCGGCAATTGCGGCAATCCATACAACCGCAGGATTTGCCGCCATGAGTAACTGAATTGCAACCAACCCGCCCTGAAACGCCTTCATGATTGCGGTCGCGGCGGCTGTTGTTGCCGCCCATACTTTCACGGCAATTGCGTTCAATTTTGTTGCAATTGTTGACGCGTTCCATGCAATAGTTAAAAGAAGAATTGCGCCTGTAAGGATTTGGAAGGCAGTTGCGTTGTTTCTGATGAAACCCGCAAGTGCTTGAATAGGTGCGGTGATTGCCTTTAGCGCGATTTCAAGACCTTTCATTGCGCCAAGGAACACGCCACCGAGAACTGCGGCGAATGGTTTTATGACCGCACCAGCCGCACCGATAACCGCGCCCAATGTTGAGAACAATGGCGCAACGGCTTGCAAAACTGCACCGACCATTTTGAACGACGTTGCCATGAAAGGACCTACGGCGGCTACTACGCCCTTTAATCCCGAAACCGCAATGCCCGTGTCACCAAAACCTTTGATGAGGTTAATTTTGATTGTGTCAGCGAGGTTGCTCAACTGACCGCGAATTGTGTTTACCTGTCGACCCATTGCACCAGCCGCGCCCGGCATTTCTTGCATGCCTTTGAGGATTGCTTCAATTGCTTGGTCGGCAGGGATAAGTCCTTGCTCAATCATTTTGCGCGTTTCCGCTTGCGACTTGCCTACGCCTTTAGCGATTGCGTCGAATGGATTGAAACCGGGAAGTGCGTTTGAAATCTGATAAAGGTCTTGTGTAAGAGGTCGACCCATACCTTTAATCTGACCGAGGGCGCGGATAGTCGCTTTCATTGCCTCTTGCGACAAACCAAGGTTTGCGGTTGCGTCGCCGAGTTTGGTCATCATAGGAATGACGTCCTCGGCGGCGTAACCTATCGCAAGGAGTTGCTTTGTTGATGTTGCAAGTTCTGTGAACTCGAAAGGCGTGGTAGCGGCAAAGGCTTGTAGTTCGTCGAGCATTGCTTTAGCGGATTCCGCAGAACCCATAATGCCTTCAAAACCAATGCGTGTTTGCTCGAAGTCGGCAACTGTATTGAACGCGAATGAAGCCGCAGATTTTGACATCTGAATGAACGACATTCCGACTGTTGACGCAACACCACCGACAGCACCCGCAAGTGCCGCCATTTTGGTTTGTGACGCAGTTACCGAGGTAGAAAAATTGTTCGCCGCCTGTTGGGCGCGAAACATTCCCGCGATAAACTCGCGGTCGTCAGCAGAAAGTTTGGCGACTACTGCCGTTTCTACTGCCATTTCACCTACCTCTTACCTCTTAGCCTTTTTTTGAGCCTGTTCTTGTTCGTATGCTCTTAGTTTGTAAAGTGCCGCCCATTCCGTGAACTCAAGTGACGTGAGTGGTCGGTAGGCGTCGCTACCATAAAGTAACTCGCCCACCGTCCTACCCAAACGTTCGGCAATCTCAAACAGCAATCGCTTTTCAGGTTGTTTTAAGAAAGTCAGCGCCAGCCTTATCGACTGACTCCGCCTCCATTCCTGACATAGACATTGCCTTCTGTGCCAACTTCTCGACTATGCCGCCGTTCTTTGAAAGAATTGCGTCGCGGTCGCTTGGCTGAAAGACAGGAAGTCCTGTTTCAGGGTCGTAGGTTGACGCGATAACAACATCTGACATGAACGCTGTCATGTCAACTTTGCCGTCGCCCTTTGTCGCATTGCTTTGTAGGCGAGTGCGGTCAAGTGCTGTCATGCTACGAACTTCAACCGCTACCCCCCATTCTTTGATTTCAACCTTTTCAGACGAAATGTCGTTAGCGGCGAAAATTGTTTCTCGAATTGAAGTCACGATTGCTCCTTGGCTTGGGACCACTTGGGTCACGGTTAGTTATTCAGTTGTAGGTGAGGCTTATGAGTATGTGCCTCGAGTGATTGCACCCGAAACTTGTAACTCTGCTGAGAAGGTTACTACTTCTCCGACCGCACCGGAAGTCTCATAAGAGGTAACGTATGCCTCTCCTGTGTACTTGATGTAGCCAGCAGATGAACCCTCAGGACCATACTCGAAAGACACGGTTGCGTCCTGTCCGAGAATGCCCGCTAGATGTGCGTCGACTGTTGCGTCCCATGTTCCTTCAACGCTGATTGTTGCATTTTGGAATCCGACAACGTAGGTGCGGTAAGACGAACCGAAAGAAGTGGTTTCTACGGTTTCAATCTCACGAGGCATTGAAACGTTGTTTAGGACGTTTGAAATGTCGGTAAGAGTGCCGCCTGAGTTGTCAACCTTGAAGACGGAGTTCTTACCATGGCGAAATGTTGGCATTTCTTATCTCCTTGCGAAAGCGACAGTCACGGTTAAACTGCCTGTTGAACCTGCGGGCGTGATGAGCGCACGAAGGTATCGGTTTACGGTTGTGCCAGACGCTACCGTTGAGCGTTGGCTTGTTGCTGTTCCTGTGCTGATAGTCGTGAAGGTCACTAAATCAGCCCAAGTCGAATTGTCAGCAGAGTGCTGAACCTTTGCTACTGCTGTTCCGTTGCGTGTGTTTGCTGTAACGTGAAGGTGTGCAACACCCCCGTTAGTGCTAGACGCCGCGTTGTCTACGGAACTTCCTGTTGATGTTGTTGAAACGGCAAGGTTGCCCGCAAGGACTACGCCATTTTCAATTTGATTGTTTGATTGAAACTCAGCAGAAACAGCGACGATTTCGCTGACTGGTGAGGATACTTCGTAAGATGTTTCGTTAGGCAATGAAAGAACGCAACCGCGTCCAACTGTTGTTCCACCTGTCAAAACTGTCAGCGGCTTTGTTGTGTTATCTGAACCCATAACCGCGGTTGTCATTACGGAGTCAACAGCGTCGGTAGTTCCGTCGAACATACCTTCTAGCGAAACTGTGCCTGTCTTCATTCCAATGACGTATGAGCGGTCATCTGAACCGAAAGCGGTTGTTTCTGCGGTTTCTGCCTCGCGAGTTGTTGAAGCGTTGTTGAAATAAGGAGTTAGGTTAAACTCACCGAAATTGACGCCTGTATCTTTACCCGAAACGAATGTAGGCATGTGCTTACTCTCCTGCTTCTGTTACTTGTTCGTCTGAACTGATTTCTTCCGCAGGAGTTTCTTCAACAACTTCTTCTACGGGTGTTTCTTCAATAGCAGGTTCTTCAACGGCTGGCTCTTCAATTACTGCCTCTTTTGCCGCTTTGTCTGCTGGTTCAATGATGTTGGAGTCAAGAAGCCATTTAACTGACGTAGGTGGTAGGTCGTCTACCAAGTCGCCCGCTTCTGCTCGCTTGTTTGGCGGGTAGTCGATACCCGAAAGAACGCGATACTTTGCCATTCGCTCACCTTTCAACGGGCGTGACAAAGACACCCGCAAGGACCACTAGGGTCACGCGAAAGGTTCGCGGTATTGGGCAACTAAGCCACGCAACACAAGAGTAGCACTAGAAACTCAACCTCAGTTGGAACACGCCTACTCTTGTTTATTGCGGAACGGATAAGAAATAATCCAGATACTCATGGTCACCATGATTGCATAGCCGACTACTTGCTTGGCTGACCCGTCGAGGACGACCCAAGCAACGAACATGCCAAGTAGCGTCCACGCTTGTCCAAGCATGTCGTTAATAAATCCTTTCATTGCCCTTCTCTCCTTCCTCTTGTTGTGCCGCCTGAGTTCATTCCACTCGCGCCACCGCCGCCAGAACTACCGCCACCTGTCGAACCGCCTGTGGTCGTTGACGCCGCGGCTCCAACTGCCGCATTTACCGCCGCTCCTGCCGCAATGACTGACGCAACAACAACTTGAGTCGACTCCGTGCGTTCTTCGTCTGTCATGTCAGCGCCAATGTTGCCTAGAGCGGTCAAAACGAGCGCAGGGTCATTGAATAATTCTCCAACCAATTCAGCAGGACTTTCTAAGACCTCAAGTGCGTTGGCAACCTCGGCTGTAATGACAACGCCCTCACGAACTTCGACGGGTGTGTCTTTTGGAAGTTCGGCGTAGTCAATTCCAAGTTCTTTTATTTGTTCGCCTGAAACTGGATTGTCAATTGTCGCTGTTGCGACAAGAGCGGTCACAACTGCCGCCTTTTCTTCTGTTGACAATTTCCCGTCCGCCAATGCTTCACTCACGACCGCTTCTGCTGTATCCTGCTCAACGGGGGTGATGTCAGATGAATCCGTTGTTGGCTCTTGGGTGGGTTCTTGTGGTGTTTCTGTCGCTGGCTCTTCTACTGGCGCTGGTTCAGGTTCTTCTAAAGGCGCGTCTTGAACGTCAGCAGGTTCGTCGTCACTCTGACTTGGTTGCTCTGGTGTGGTCGGTTCAGACGGTTCAGGAGATTGTTCCTCTGTTCCCTCATCCTGATTTTCTTGAGGTTGCTCAGAATCCGACGAAGGCTCTTGACCAGTTGATGACTGACCTTCGGAACTATCTTGAGGAACAGTAGTTGACTCGTCGGTTGGTTCGTCAACGGGTTCGGGGGTTGGCTCAGGCGTTGGTTCGGGGGTTGGCTCAGGGGTCGGTGCAGGTTGTGGCTGTGGTGGGGTCGGCTCTTGTGGGGCAGGACTTGGTTCAGGATTGCTTGGTGCTGGCGGCTGTGGAGTTGGCGCTGGTTGTGACGCGATTTGAACGGCGACTACCGCTTCTTCAACTTTGGTTGTGGCTACGGAAGCGAGCGCGGTAGCAGTTTCACTTGCTTGAATGGCTGTCTGCATTGCCTCACTTGCAACACCTTGCTTTGTAGTTAAATCTGTTTGAGCGGTTTGAACTGTTGCGGTCGCGCTGTCAACGCTTGCTTGTGCAACAACCTTTTCTGCCGTCAATGTTGTCAATGTTGTTTGTTCAGTTGTCAATGTTGCGGTTGCAGTTGTCACGCTTGTCTGAGCGACTACCTTTTCGGCTTGCAACGCTGTGAGTTCAGTTGTTTCTTGTGCAACGACCGCGGTTTGAGTTTCAATTTGTGCGGCGAGGTTTTCATTGGCAACAGGCGTCATGTTTTGAACGGGCGCGCCAGTAGTTTCACGGACACCGATACGAGGACCACCATAAAGATTTGTGGTATTGCCCGCGACTGTTCCCGCGCCTGTCCATTCGCCTGTTGCAGGGTTGACGGTCATGACCCAATCAACGTTTGTGATAGGACCATTGACGTCGCCAAAACGCTTCAAGTCCCATGAAACGGCAAGGGTTGTTTCTGTCGTGGTAACTGTGATACCCGCGCCTTGACCCGCGCTCATAAAGTCAGACCCGTAGACAGAGATGTGAGGACCATTCGGGAAAGTCGTCCAGTTAAAGTCGCCTGTTCCGAATGTGATAGTCGCCTTTGATGTCACGAAGATTTGAGAATTGCCTTGTCCGTTGTAAACGGTGTTCCCCATTTTGATGTCGAATGGCGTTTGAATTGCGGTCGCGGCGTCCCACATTGGTGGCAAAGTCGTTGTTGTGACTGTTGGGGTTTCAGGTGTAACGGGGGCAACGTAACCCGCGGTTGTGTATGTGTTGGAGTCAGACGGCGTGTTTTGCAACGTGTTCAGTTCAGTCGTTTCCTGATTGACAACTGACTGTTGTGTGTTCACGGCGGTTGTCGCGGCTGTGAGTGTGCTTTGCGCCGCCATGACTGTGGCTGTCGCGCTTTCAACAACTGTTGTCTGTGCTTCAACGGCTTCTGTCTTTTGGGTCAAAACGGCGACAGACGCGTCGAGATTGCCCTGTGCCTGTGTGACGTTGGTTAGTGCGGTTTGCACCTCGCTAATCGCCTGTGAGGCGGTTGTAACGGCGGTTTCTGCGACTTGGACAGCATTGGTCGCCGCGTCGACTGCGCCTTGCGCTTCGTTGACGGCTGTTTGAGATGTTTCATTTGTAGGTCGTAGCGTTTCAAGTGTTGTTGACGCACTCTCGACTTGTGCGCTAGCGGTTGCTACTGTTGCGGCAACGCTTTCAATTGTTGGCGTTGGCTGAGAAGGAGAAGTTGATGGATTTGTGGTGGAACTTGGCGTTTCCGTTGTTGTTGGTGTCGCTGGTGTGGACGTTTCTGTTGTCACGGACGTTGCAGGTTGTTCGGCAGGACTCGCGGTATCGGAAACTTGTGATTGTGACGTCTGTGTTGATTGTGACGGTGTGGGTGTTGGCTCTGCCGTTGCTGACGGCGTAGGAGTTGGTTCAGGCGTTGGCGTAGGTTCAGGCGTCGGAGTGGCTGTTGGTGTTGGTTCAGCAGTTACAACAGGAGTGGGTTCTGCGGGCGCAGATACGACTTCTTCTGCATGCGCCGAGGTAGGCGAAAATAACCACACGGCGCCAGCGAGTGCAATTGACGCGCTTAGATGAGCAGGTTTGATACCCACGAAAATGCCCTCTCGGGTTGTTCGCCCGCGGGCAGGTTAATACTTTGTGTCTATTTTATCCTTTTTTCTCGTCATTCGGCTGGAACGCCTCAGTTCCTGCCTGATTTAACGCTTTGCAACGTGAGCAAAGTATTTTCCAAGGACGAGTTGCGAAGAATGCAAGTATTCGATTGCAACGCCAACACCTTGGCACTTCGTCTGTGATAGACGAGCGACCATAGGCGTCAGTTGTCATGCGGCAACCATAACTTGAAAGTTGATTGCAAACTTTGGTCGGTCATTCGTGTCATAACCGAGTGGAACAACTGAACCAAGTGATTGCACACGCAAAATCCGCTTGCTTTCAATCGTTTGTTCTGTCAATGCGGCAAGTAAGGCGCGAATGGTGACGGCTTTATCGCGAGCAGTCGGATAATCCTCGCGGCTTGCTCGGCAGACGATTTGAATACGAGGCATGTCTATTGAGAACGCGCTCGCACCGAAGTTTTCCATTGGCGGTTGACCTTCATACTCATAAAGGGCAATGCAGACGTCAGGCGCGTCGGGCATGCGACCATAGAACATGTTTGTGCCAAGTGTGCCTTGACTTTGAGTTGCAAGATAAGAGCCGATTGACTCTAAAACTGTCGCCATTACAACGCCCCTCTCAATAATGCCTCAACAGATTTTGCCACACTATTGGCGATTGTGGGAATGGCTTGAGATAGCGGGTCTTCAAGAAACTTTGCCTTACCGACTGTGTGGTTTGCCTCTAAATCCTCATGCACAATGACCGCGTATGGGGCGGCGGCACCGCCGTAGGAGATTTGAACGGTTGCAGTCGTTCCAACAACGTATGGTTTGGTGACAATGCCCGAAGCACGAAGTGCGCCCGTGTCAATAGGCACTTGTGCTTGACTATCGAAGAAAACTTTGTTTGCCTCGGTGTAAAGAGCGCGAGCCGTTGCGATAGTCGCTTGCTGACCGCCAACTTTGAGCATGTTTTGAAGTTTCTCAATGCCTTCAAGTTTCACATTCCATTGAGCCATTGCGACCCCTTAGAACGTTACTTTGACGTGGTGGACGCCTGTTTCGTCGTAAACCTTTGAAACGTCAAGAACCTTGACCTCTTGTCCGTCAGGAAGCATGATTTTGTCGTCAACGGAAATGGTCACGTTGCCGTAGAGATAGATGTCGCCCTTTGGGTAGACGTCACGACTTTCTTCGACGCCCCCATTTGACCCTTCAACCTCTGAACGGAACTGAACATAACCGCGAGCGGTCGTTGCTGTGCCAGAAAATGAGCGAGCCGCGTAATTGTTCAATGCCCCTGACTTCGCATACCACGAAATGGTCAAGGGCATTACGTCGAGGTAGTCAGCCTCGATTGTCATGTGTTGCTACCTGTGGTCGTTGACCCCGGTGGGGCTTCAAAGTCGTCAATACCGAGATAGAAGTCGGTGTTGTATGTTTCAACATTGCGATACTCAGTTGATTTGAGTGCTTGCGCGTTAACAACAGGAACGGGCGCGAATAGGCGCGAGCGTTGCAAACGAAGG